TATGAAGAAATCAAAAGTGGTGTTAAGTTAACACCTGAGCAACAAAAGGCTGTTGATTTTTTTAATAGATACAATAAAGAGACTGAAGAGTCACAAAAAATAGCAGAGCAACAAAAATCTGTATTTGAAAATAAAACTAAACAAGTATTCAACAGTGAATTTAAAGGGTTTGAATATAAAGTTGGTGATAAAAGATATAGGTTTAATGTTAATGATGTAGATAATGTTAAAAATACACAAAGCGACATTAATAACTTTGTGTCAAAGTTTTTAGACAAAAACAACACAATGAATGACGCTGTTGGGTATCATAAATCTTTATTTACAGCGATGAACGCTGATGCTATTGCTAATCACTTTTATCAACAAGGTAAAGCTGATGCTGTAAAAGAAACTATGGCAAAAGCTAAAAATGTTGATATGACACCAAGAGAAACAGGAACTGTTGATACTGGTGGTTTTAAATATAAAGTGCTTGGTGATGATTCAAACTCTTTTAAATTTAAACTTAAAAATTAACTTAAACATTAAAAATTATGGCAACTGTATTTACGCCAGGTGGGGATTTAAACGTACCTAATCCTCTACCTAGTAAACAAACTGCTTCGGCTAACTATTTGGATTTCTCAACTGGTTGGGCGCAGCAATATCTTCCTGAATTATATGAGCAGGAAGTAGAAAGATATGGTAACAGAATGTTATCAGGATTTTTATCACAAGTCGGAGCTGAAGAAGCAATGTCTTCTGATTTAGTTAGATGGTCTGAGCAAGGAAGACTTCACATCCAAGTTGAAACTCACAATAGTGGAAGTGGTAACGCGGCTACTAACAAAGTAAAGTTCAAGTCAACAGAAGATGCTGAATTATTTAGATTAAATGACACAGTATTATTATACGCTATTGGTGGAACTGGAAGTGGAAAAGTAATCAAAGGTATAGTTACTGCTGAGGTTAATAACGCTGATGAAGTTGTTATTACACCTTACACGCAAGCTGCTTTAACAACAGGTAGTTTGTTTGGTACAAACACTATATGGAAAGCTATGGTATATGGTTCTGAATTTAAAAAAGGTGATTCTTTAACTAGAAACGCTTTAACTCCAGGTTTTAACTCTTATACAAACAAGCCTATCATTATCAGAGATAGATTCATCGTTAATGGATCTGACGCTGGACAAATTGGTTGGGTTGAAGTATCAGGTGAGTCTGGACAATCAGGATACCTATGGTACATGAAAGCTGAAGGTGACACTAGATCAAGATTTAATGATTACTTAGAGATGAGTATGATTGAGTCTGAAAGAGCTGTTGGTAACCAATTAGATTCTTTCTTAGGAACTGACGCTGCAGGCGTTAAAGGTGGTACTGAAGGTTTATTCCAAGCTATCACAAATAGAGGTCACATTGTAACTGACCTTGTTGATGGAACTTTTGAAAACGACATCGCGTCTTTTGACAGCGTTTTAACTAAATTTGATGCAGAAGGATCTATTGAAGAAAACATGTTATACTTAGATAGAGATACTACTCTAAAAATTGATGATATGTTAGGTGATCTAAATAAAGGATCAGGTCCTGCTTCATTTGGTGTTTTCAATAACTCAGATGACATGGCTGTTAATTTAGGATTTACAGGATTTAGAAGAGGTTCTTATGACTTCTACAAAACTGACTGGAAATACTTAAATGACAAACAAGCTTATGGCGGATTCTCTCCAGTAGGAGCTGGCGACATGAAGGTTGCTGGTTGTATTATACCAGCTGGTGTATCGACTGTATATGATGAAGGTATGGGTAGAAATATCAAAAGACCTTTCTTACATGTTAGATATAGAGCTTCACAAGCTGATGACAGAAAACTTAAATCTTGGATAACAGGTTCTGTAGGTGGAAACATCACATCTGACGAAGATGCAATGATCGTTAACTACTTATCAGAAAGATGTTTAGTTGTACAAGCAGCTAACAACTTTATGTTACTTAAGAGATAATTATTTCTCATTAAACTATCCTCTCTGCTTGAGAGGGTAGTTTATTTTATTAACAATATTATTTTATTATATCATGAAAAATACAAAACAAGCAGTGCCAACTGCAAAAACAAAATGGGAATTAAAGGATAGAATTTACACATTAGTAGGTAATGTATCTCCTTTAACTTACACGATTAAATCAAGAAATATATTTTGGTTTGATCCTGAAAGAGGCATGCAACGCGAAATGCGATACACATCAAATCAACAAAGTGTTTTTGTTGACGAGTTTAAAGGTGATGCTAGATTAGCACACATTACTTTTGAAGATGGAGTTTTGAAAGTGCCGAAAGAAAACGTTATTTTACAACAACTTCTTTCACTTTATCATCCACATAAAGATACTGTTTATGTAGAGTTTGATAGCGTACAAGAGGCAATTGATGACGTTGAAGATATAGAGCTAGAAATAGAAGCATTAAATACAGCTAAAAACATGGATATTGACCAGGTTGAAGCTATATTAAGAGTAGAGCTTGGAAGTTCTGTAAGTACAATGTCTAGTAAAGAGTTGAAAAGAGACGTGTTGCTTATGGCTAAAGATAACCCTAAGTTATTTTTAGAGCTAGCAGAAGATGATAACGTTGAGCTTAGAAACTTTGGTATTAAAGCTGTTGAGGCTGGAATATTAGAGTTATCTCAAGATAATAGAACGTTTACGATGGGTAAATCAAAAAGAAAAATGATGGAAGTTCCATTTGATGAACATCCATACTCTGCATTAGCAGCTTATTTTAAAACCGATGAAGGTTTAGAGATTTACAAACAAATCAAAAAAAGATTAAAATAATAATCACTTTATAGAGTAGTCACTCTATTGGGTGACTACACTATATAAAAAAGAAATTATGGCAGTAAGTATAGATACAGTATATCAAAGGGTATTATCAATAGCTAATAAAGAGCAAAGAGGTTATATAACACCTCAAGAGTTTAACTTGTTAGCTAATCAAGCTCAACTAGAAATATTTGAGCAATATTTTTATGATCTAAATCAGTTTATTAGGTTACCTGGTAATGATACTAGACATGCTGATATGGTAACTACGCTTGAAGAAAAAATAGCTATTTTTGAAAAAGAAAATTACTATAATATAACTAATGGTGCTGTTACATTACCATCAATGTATAAGCTAACATCTTTATCATTTATTAATGGTACAGATTATATTGAGGTAGAAAGAGTTAGTAATAAAAAACTTAATTTATTAAGAGCAACCCCTTTAACAAAGCCTACAGCGACTAGGCCAGTATATGTGCAAACTTCCCCAACAACTGCACAGATGTATCCAAAAGCAAGTATGACAAATGTAACTGTAAACTACATAGCAAAACCTGCTGATGTAGAGTGGGCGTATATACTAGGATCAAATAACGAGGCTTTGTTTTTAGCTGATGATAAAGTTGATTTTGAGTTACACGTGTCAGAAGAAACTAACCTGGTTACAAAAATATTAGAATTAGCAGGTGTTGTAATTAAGCAGCCTGATTTATATCAAATAGCTGATAAAGAAGAAATACAAACTATACAACAGGAAAAACAATAAATAAATGGCGTTACAAAAATTAAATCACGAAGGGTACTATAAAGCAGCCCAAACATTTTTAGGCAATGGAAGTGTAACCGCGTTTACACTATCAACATCAAACTTTGATCCGCTACCAACTGAAAAAGGTCAATTTAATATTTATGTTAATAATGTTTTACAGGCAGCTTCTACATATAGCTATACTTCACCAACAGTAACGTTTACATCAGCGCCAGCGTCAGGAGCAACAATAAGTGTTGAATTAAATGATTATGATAGAGCATATGGAACATATCAAAACGTTAAGCTTGATGATATTGTAAATAACTTTTTAATTTCTTACGTTGGTGAAAATAAGTTAATATCAAAAATAAGTAGAACAGATATTGCTTTTCACGCGCAAAGAGCGGTACAAGAATTAAATTACGATACGTTAAGAACAGAAAAAGCTCAAGAAATTGAAGTGCCACCAACGTTATCTATGGTATTACCACATGATTATGTAAACTATGTCAAAGTGTCATGGGTTGGTGATGATGGATCAGAGAGATTAATAAGAAAAACAAACGACACAAGTAACCCTACTGCTTTATTACAAGACGGTGATTATAAATATATACTTGATTCTAATAGTGAATTAACTGCTGCGGAAAACTCTGAAACTTACAGAAAATTCAAAGCAAATAGTGATCAGTCTGCCGATGGCACAGAGACAGGCGAAGATATTTTTGATAATGAACCTAGATATGGACTTAATCCAACTACAGCTACAGGTAATGGTATATTTTTTATAGACAACAATAAGGGTTTAATATACTTTTCATCAAACCTTGCTGGTAAAATTGTAACATTAAAATACATAAGTGATGGTGTAAGTACAAGTGATATTAAAGTACACAAATTTGCTGAAGAAGCTGTTTATAAATATATAGCACACGCTGTATTAGCAACAAGATCAAATACACCTGAGTATTTAGTTGCTAGATTTAAAAAAGAAAGATTTGCTGAAATAAGAAAAGCTAAATTAAGATTAACTAATTTAAAGTCTGCAGAGTTAACTCAAATAATGAGAGGTAAATCCAAGACCATTAAACATTAATAAATATGCCAGAAATTAAAAGAGTATTTACATCAGGTCGTATGAATAAAGACCTTGATGAAAGGTTAATACCTAACGGTGAGTATAGAGACGCTTTAAATGTACAGCTGGCAACATCTGAAGGCTCAACAGTCGGAACTATACAAAACGTTTTAGGTAACGTTAAACTTTCTGATATAAATACAAAATTAACTTCTGCTGGTGTTTTAGCGGATACTACAAGAAAAGTAATAGGTGTTGCTAAAGATGAAGTAACAAGTAAAATATATTTCTTTTTACACTGTGAAGCAGACGGTTCTACTGGACACGCTACAGACATGATCGTAGAGTATGATCAAATTACAAATAATGTTTCTCCCGTCATTGTTGATGACGCAGATATACTAGGGTTTAAAACAAACGATTATATAACTGGTATAAATATTCTTGATGGATTTTTGTATTATACCGATAATAAAAAAGAACCAAAGCAAATAGAAATAGAAAAATTTAAAAGAAGAGCAAATACATCAAATCCATTTACAAGTGGCACAACTGGTTTAACAGAAGAAGAAATAACTGTTATAAAAAAATCTCCTTGGCAACCGCCAAACATGCAACTTCACAGCACTTTACACGGCGATAAAGGTACGGTACTATATGCAAATTTACCTAACAAAACGTTAGCTACACCTAGTCAGGTTAGCCCTGGCTCAAATTCCTTACAACCAGGTGATACGTTTGTGTTTACACTAGCGGGTATGCATAAAGGTGCTTTTAATAAAAATGACGTTCTTAGATTAACAAAAGGTGGTGAAAATGAAATTGTTATTAGAATAAGATTAATATCTGGCCCAACCTACAGCTCAAGTAGTGTAAATTACGATGCTGTCGTTGTATCTATGGCTACTAACTACTTATCACAACAAAACAACTTTTCTCACTTTGTAGTAACACTAGAAACTAAAGATGCACTTTTTGAGTTAAAATTTCCAAGATTTGCTTACAGGTGGAAATATTCAAATAATCAAATGTCATCAATATCTCCTTTTACTGATGTTGCATTTTTACCAAATCAACAAAATGGTTTTGATTACGATCCAGTGAAGTCTCACAATAAATCAATGGTAAATACAGTTCAAAGAATAACGCTCAATAGATTTGTGACTCCGCCAGATGATGTTACCGATATTGAGATATTGTACAAAGAGTCTAATAGCACTAATGTATATATAATAGCAAAACTAAAAATTGAAGAAACATCTGTAGATATAGTTTCAGAACAAATTCAAGGTTTATTAGAATCAAACCAATTACTTAGAACATATGATAATGTTCCACGTAAGGCAAAAGCTCAAGACATTGTTGGTAATAGACTTGTTTATGGTAATTATACACAAAACTTTGATATAACAAAACCTGTTGTTGTTGATGCTACGGTAATAGCTAAAAGCATTGATGAAATAAAACCCACAAAGTCTGTTAAATCACAAAGAAAATATCAAATAGGCGTTGTGTATATTGATCAATATGGCAGAAAAACACCAGTCTTTACAAACGACGCTAAGGAACTAGCGGATCAAACTGAAACATCAGAAGTTGACGTGCCTATATGGTATTGCGATAACAACAGCCAAATACAGGTTAAAGTTAACTCATCTTTACCTCAAGGTGGTGCTGGTTATGGTACTAATGGTTTTGAAAAGTATTTTCAATATTACATAAAAGAAAACTCTAACGAGTATTATAACATAGCGCTTGATAGTTGGTATTATGATGAAGAAGATTATACGTGGTTAGCTTTTCAATCGGCTGAAAGAAATAAAGTTGAAGAAGGTGATTATTTAATATTAAAAAAAGCGCATGGTGAAGATGTATCTGTAGTTAAAGGTAATCTAGACGTTGAAGGTATAAAATATAAAATTGTAGATATTAAAAACGCAGCGCCAGAGTTTATTAAAAAAGAAAATAAACTTATAGGGCAAATTTCTGCTTGTTATTTTACTAGTGATAATGATCACTCTTTTGTGCCTCAAAATGATGTTAAAACATTTAGAATCAGTGGTTTTGATATGAATGACAGCGGTAAAGTTACTAGAGGTAACTTGTCAGATATATCATCTGGTATTCAAACAGACTTATACGTTAAGTTTATTAATGCAGATCTTAAAATTGAATCTAAAGTATATGAGGTAGACAGCGTTAAGTTAATAGATGGTAATGGCGATAATGCTTTTGATCACTCTACTGATAGATACGAGTTTGCACTAAAAGAAACACTTGGTTCAGACGTTGACTTTATACCATCCCTCCCATCAAATTCAATTACTAACGGCACTATAAACGTGCAATTTTTTAAAGACGTTGAAAAAGATGGTGCTGATTTTGAGTCTAAGTTTTTTGTCAAGATAGAAAAAAATCAAAACCTTGAGTTTGGAAAACAGCAAACTTTATCAGAAAAAAGGTTTATACAGTTAGTGCAGAAAAGATTAGTTTTAATAGATGATAATGATTATGCTTTAGGTAGATCATCGTGGGTTACAGATAATCATGATGTTAATTTTGGTCTTGACATTGGTAAGTATTATGGTGTTACTGGGGGTAGCCAGGGGCCATATCTAACCTATGGAGTAGGTTCATCTGTTACAAACTTAAAAGGTCAAAGAGAAATATACTTAAGACATTTTGACAGTAGTAGTTTTTCGCCTGTTGCTGGTGGTGAAGGTTATGCTGCTAATAAAAAAGACGCTAAATTACTTCACGATACACTTAAAAGTTCAAAGACACTATATTTAAAATTTTCTGATCATGATAACTCAACATCGGCAGATAGTGACGCTATATATAAAATAAAAAAAGTTGTAACACAAAAGGTTTACAACTATGATGATATACACAGTAGGGCTCATAGACAAGGCTGGTCATCAAATAAAGGGTTTCAATACGAGATACAACTAGAAGAACCTATAACATGGGATCCAATAACTGACGGTGGTATAACTGTTAATGATTCTACTGGTAACAAAATAACAAAAATAGCAGACAGGTGGTTTAATAATAAATTAAGTGTTGCTATATTAGAAGAAGATTTATCAAGCACAGGTGAAAAAGAAAAAAACCCAGCAATATTTGAAACAGAACCAAAAGCTCAAGATGTCGACTTAAATATATGGCATGAAGCAGGCCCAGCATATCCTGTTACTGGTGTAACTGATTATATTAATGTTGGCGATGTTGTTACCGGTTTTAACACAGCGCCAGGATCAACGATAACTGTTACAGCTTTAAATGTAGATAACAATGGAAATAAAATTCAATTAAGCTCAAATTCACTATCAACTAGTGTTGGAAAAATATTAACATTTACAAATCCAGATACAGGCGCTGCTGTAACTCAAGAAGTTCAAAACATTAGCCAAATAGGATCAGGTAAGCTATTTATAAAAACTGATAATCACGGTAGAGCGCAAACGTTATCATGGTTTAATTGCTTTGCTTTTGGTAATGGCGTAGAGTCAAACAGAATAAGAGATGATTTTAATGCTGTTACAATTGATAAAGGGCCTAAAGTAAGTGCTACGTTAAGTGAACCATATAGCGAAGAGACAAGAAACAATGGTTTAATATACTCTGGTATATATAATAGTAATTCTAGTGTTAATGAGTTAAATCAATTTAACACAGCTTTAAAAATAACAAAAGATTTAAATCCAACATACGGTAGTATACAAAAAGTGTATACTAGAAATACAGATTTAATAGCGCTATGTGAAGATAAAGTTTTAAAAATACTAGCAAATAAAGACGCTTTATTTAATGCTGATGGCAACGTTAATTTAATTGCAACTGAAAATGTGTTAGGTCAAGCAGTACCTTTTGCTGGTGATTATGGTATATCAACAAATCCAGAAAGCTTTGCTAGTCATGGTTACCGTATCTATTTTGCTGATAAAAAAAGAGGTGCTATATTAAGATTATCTATGGATGGCATAACAAACATATCAGACGTTGGTATGCGTGATTATTTTATAGATAATTTAAAAGAAAGCTCATCTATAGTAGGTAGTTACGACATAACAACAGACTCGTATAATGTAACACTAAACAACGACACAGCTAGTTATACTGAACTTACAAAAGGTTGGCTTAGTAGAAAGTCTTTTATACAAGACGCTGGTATATCTTTAAATAATATATATTATACCTTTGCTTTAGCAGACATGTGGTCACACACTAATGAAACAAGAAATAAATTCTACGGAACACAATATAAATCTAGTGTTAATTTAATACTAAACGAAACACCGTCATCAATTAAAAATTTTAAAACAATAAACTACGAAGGTAGTAAAGACTGGAAAGCTACAGAAATAACAAGTGACCAGCAGTCTGGAAAAGTAACGCACTTCAAAGATAAAGAAAATAAATTTTTTAATTACATAAAGGGTACATCAGAAAGTAATGTTACATTAAAGTTTGTTGATAACAATAACAGTAACATCAAAGGCGTTGGAAATATTGTTATAAAGAAAAACGTTGGGTCTACCGTTAATGATTCTGCTACTTTTACGGTAATACCACAAGATGGTTTTCAAGTTGCTAGTAGTATTAGCGGTTTTACATACCAAGGCACAGACACTAAAGTCACAAGTGTAACTAATATAAATAGAGCTAATATTAATGAGGATAATGGAACTTCACAGGGAATAACATTTAAAGTAAACTTAAGTGGTTTTACTATGCCATCGTCAAATGTAGATATTAATTTACCGTTTAATACAAGTAATAGTATAGAAGCTGCTAAATTTAATTATAGCAGGGTGGTAAATAATGACCTTAGCAACGCAACTGCGTCATTAAGTAGTAGCGCGCAAGGCTTAGGAGCGTATAATTCAACAATAACTACAGCTGTACAGGTAATAACACCAGCAAATAACTTTACATTCGCAAGAGCACCACAACTTGATTTATCTGGTGTTAAAAATCCAGGTAGTTACACAAGTACAACAACTGGCCCTGATGGTAACGGTGCTTACACAATAACAGTAAAATATACATATCCAAGTGAAGATGTTACTGGTGATGTTCTTTACTTTAGAGCTCATGCTGCAAATAGCATAGTTGAGTCAACAAATAAGGTTTACGGCGCAAATATAATTACCAATGACATAGAAGATACAAGTAATTTAAGCGCTAGTGGTGAAACAAGAACTGTAAGAGTATATGGTGACAATGGCGCGCAGTTTACAATTAACGCGTACAACAACGCAACGTCAAGCACTAGTTTAATTGGTGGCGTAACAACAAAGACTATAGGGTCTCAAGGATTTGAAGACGTTGATGTTACTTTCCCTGCAATTGGCACAACATCAAGAGTGTATTCTGTTAAATTACAAGAGGTTAACTCTGGCGACTTTACCGATGCGTTTGATGCTACAGAAACAGGTGGTGATGGTATAGTTATATTTACATTAAATCAATATGTTGATTCTCAGGTCACATTTGGCTTACAAAACGCTTTACCTAACATGACTATAATAAATGTTTCGCCTTATTTATCTAGTTATTCTATAACAGGTAGTGGTAATGAAGAGCTTGACGCTCCTGATACATTATTGTTATCATACAAGGTAACATCTACACAAAATATATCATTAGCGCAATTTTACCCTTATTATCAACACTTTACGAGAAAATCAAACACAACTGCAACCACAACTGGTGGCTCTGTAACTAATACTACATTTACTATAGCTAGTGCCAATGCTAACATTTTACCAGGTATGGTTGTTACTGGAACAGGAATATCTGATTACGTATATGTTGAGTCAATATCAGGAACAACATTGGTATTATCTAAATCAGTAACATTAAATAATGCAACATTAACGTTTAGTGGACTAGACACAACTCAACAGCAATTAGTTCTTGATGGCGGTAGCATTGTAAAATTTGGTAGATCTACTGTAACTATAGATAATAGTGGCGGTACTAAGTCAGCTATATTTAGCATGACAGCGTTTGTGGTTAAATATGGTACAACCAATGCAACAACAAACTTAGATTTAAATACCGTGTTTAACGAAAGTAGCGGAACACCAAGTCCAATACCAGTTACGGTATCTGCTAGTTCAGCTTCAGGTAATGCTATAAGTAGTATATCGCTAAGTAATAGCCCTACAGTAGCTGTTGGAACAGCAGCTGGAACAGTTATAACAGGAACTGGTACTTTAGTTGGTGACTTCCAAGGATCAACATCTAGTCAAGTTGATTTGACATATGATACTTTAGTTGGGTTTAACGACTCAACTGGTAGTAGCACTAGTCCTACATATAGTGGAACTGGTTCATCAACTCAATCAGCTACGTTTAGTTGGTCAATGAAGTTATCAAGTGAAGTTACTTCTGGTTCAACACTATCATTTAAAGTACACGCAACAGATACACCTGAATAAATAAAATAATATGGCAACACTAACATTAGCATTTAACCAAGATATAAACACATCGTTAGCAAAAAAAGCTGCTAATAAATCTGCGCATGATATTATATATTTTGCAGCACTTAGTAATGATAACCCACCTAAAGTGCAAACTGTGCGTGAATTAGGTAAGTGTATAGCAATAAATAAAGCAAATAAAACTATAGATGTTGAAGTAGAAACAAGTAGTAACGCAGCTGTAACGAATATAGTAGTTGATCTTGATGCTAAAGAAATACTTACTCAAGGTATAGGTAAGATAAAAACAAATGGCGTTACTAACCCAAGTAGCATAACTGGTAATATACCAGTTGCTGGTAACTATGTGTTTTTTCAAAAGAATAAAGAAATAGGTACTTCAGGTGTAATTGGTTATTATGCTGAAGTTAAAATGGAACACGATTCAACTAGTAAAGTTAACTTATTTGCTGTTAGCTCTGAGATATTTGAATCTAGTAAATAACGTGTGATTATATATGTATAAAAATAAAAATTAATTAACTATGGGAGAAGAATACAATTACAATAGTTTTTTTGGCACACCCCAACAAGACAACGCGCCTGCGGGTAGTCAAAATATACAAATTGGAAATTATGGCCAAATAGCTCAGTTTGGCTCATCTTCTAATAAGAACGAATCTAAAGATCCATTATCATCAACGCAAATGGGAGGCATAGGTGATGTTATAACTGGTATAGCTAGTATAGCTAGCGGTATTGTTGGTGGTAGAGCAAGAAGAGAAGAGCAAAGATCTGCAAAAGCTGGGTATCAACGTGAACTAGAAGCGTATAGAAGTCTTGACACATCAAACCCATACGCTGATGTAACTAACCCATATGAAAACTTAACTGTAAATCAACAGCAAGCTGATTTTATGGCGCAACAATCACAGCAAGCAGCTGCAAATACAATGTTTGGTTTAAGTGCTGCAGCAGGTGGCTCTGGTATAGCCGCGCTAGCACAAGCCATGGCAAACCAACAAACAAGAAATTTACAACAAGCTTCAGCTACCATAGGAGCTCAAGAGGCCGCTAATCAAAGGTTAGCTGCTCAAGGTGAAGCAAGAAGACAGCAATTAATGGGGCAGGGTCGAGCTATGTCTATGTCAATGGAAGCGTCCAAGCAAGGCCAATTACTTGGTTTAGAAAGACAAAGATTACAAGAGGCTAATTTAGCTAGACAACAAGCAACAGCTGCTATAGTTGGTGGTGTTGGTAGGTTAGGTTCAGGCGTTGCTAAGTTAGCAATGGGTGGCGTTTAAAATAATAAAAAATGAGACAAGATAGATTTAATTTTAATAGAAGACAAAGTTTTGGTAACATACCTCAGTATGGGCTTATAAAAGGCACAATAGCGCCTGGTTTTGTAGATTATGGTGCAGTGTTAAGCAAAAACATGGATATTAGTAGCTTAATAGCTGATAGAAAATTAAAAGAATCTGAGTATGCTGAAAATATAGAAAACTCACCATCTGATATTGATGTTGCAAAAATACCTGACTCTTACGAGCCTATACTAACAGACTACTTGACTGACTTAAAAATGAATTATAGCGAAGGCGCTAAATTACTTAGAGATAATAAAGTTGGTAGTGAAGCTTACAAAAGAGGTCAGGAACTAATGAGAAACGCAACTTCAGAAATAGCAAACCTTGATAAAGAATTTACAGCATTACAAGCTGCATCATTAGAAGATATTAAAAATATACAACAAGATATGTATTCAGATGGTAACGATGAGAACAACCAGATAAATACAGGCTCAATGTTATTAAAAGGTCAGTGGTCGCCTGATAAAATGTATTTTCAAAACGGTAAAATATTTTTAAGAGGTGGTGGAGATGATGGTAAAGATATTGCATTTTCAGATTTACGATTAAGATTTTTAAAAGATGGTAAGTCTATGCAGTCACTCACAGGAATATACAACACTCTTGTTGATGCTGCTGGTAAGAGTGGTAGAGAATTTAATTCTGCTATTGATGCTGCTAGAGTAAATGATGTACTTACCGCTGCAAACTCACAGGGTATTAGATCATTAGCATACGATTATAACTTTCCTATTTTTGAAGAAACTCAAAACGAAGATGGTACTACAACTACCACTGAAACTAAAGTTAACTACGCTAAAAGTGATAGAGCTAGAAAAATAGCTGATGAACAATTTAATGGTAACATGGACTGGATACGTGACATTAACAACTCTGAATTACTAAGAGGTGAGTTATTAAGTTACTTTAACGATACTTTTAAAACAGCAATTAGTAGTGAAGTACAAGCATATAAAGATAGACAGCAAGAGATTCTTAGCGCTGAACTAGAAAAAATTGAAGCAAGAAAAACAAATAATAATGGTAGAAAGCTATCAAAGCAGGTAAACGCTGAGGCTATTTTTAAAGCTTATGCAGGTATACTAAACACGTCTATAGGTGAAATAGACGGTATTATAGGTGATAAAAAAGATACGCCGTTATACAAAACGTCTGTTGTGGAAAACATTATTTCAAAAATAGCGCCTAAAGACGGAAGTCTTTTAGTAAGAAACTTCGATGAAAACACACAAAACGATTTCTACAAAGACGAGGATATTAAAAAATATTTTGTAAATAACATGAAGGGCGATGGAGCTGGATGGCTTAACTATATATTAAATAAAGACGTGCAAGATAAAACGCCTTGGACAAATATGTCTAACGAACTTGGTGGTGTGGAAAACGGAGCTATTATAAAGTACGAAGAAAATGGAAAAGAAAAAATTAAGTTTAATGAAGAGTGGCTAAGACAAGTGAAAAATTTACCTATGGGCACGGGTCAAACAATACCAGCAATAGACGCATCTAAATTAGCATTACTATCAGGGGACTTAAGTAAAGATGGTTACAACTCGTTAATATCAGAACTTAGAAATACTATGTTCTCGGCGTATACAAAGGGAACATCGGGGCCTCAGCTTGGAGAGGTTATTGTTATAAGAACAAACAAAGAAGGACTTAAAGAATATATTGGCTTACCTGGAAACCCTACAGGAACTAACGAAGAAAAACAACAGTTTTTATTATCAATGTATAAAAACGACTTGTTAGATAGAAACAAAGCGCTAGATATAGGTTTAGCTGAAGATGTTATAGAGGATTTATTTCCAACAACGAACACCAACACTGGATTTTTTAATTCATCAAACTATACGAATTAAATTATGATTGAGAATATATATAAAAATTTATTCTCAAAAGGTTTGGTAACAGAGTCTTTTGAGGATTTTTCTTTTGGATTTCAAAACAATCCTAACTTTAGAAAAGCTATAATTAATAGCTTTCCAGAGCTTACATTACCTACGCCAATCGAACAACCGGCTGCTCAGCCACAAGAATCACAAGAACAGAAATATTTAATTGATAATGTTCCTATAATAGGTGACTTTATAGGTGATCTATGGAGATCAGGTCAGGCTGGCTGGAAACAAGGTAGCTCTGTTGGTGAAAGTATAGACCTAATGAATCAAAAGTTTGGATCAGCAACTACTGACAAAGAAATACAAGACTTTATAACAGCTTATAACGAATCAACAAATTTACCTACATCTGATGAGATGATGGACTTTAATAGAATATATGAGGAAGAAGGTAAAGGTATATGGGGTTTTATAAAAGGTGTTGCTAACAACCCAACTATTGCGCCACAGGTATTTGTATCATCAATGGCGGCTTTAGCTAGATCAGCTGTTGACTCAGAAGAATTAACAGCAGCAACAGCAGGTGGAGCGGCAGCAGGTAGTTTTATACCAGTTCTTGGAACTGCAGCTGGTGGTTTAGGAGCATTAGCAACAGGCATGGAGAGCGCATTAACATTTGCTGAGCTACTAAAAGAAAAAGTTGGAGATAAAAACTTTACGTTAGAGAACGTTAGAAAAGTATTGGATGACGAAGAACAGTTTGATGAAATATATCAAAAGGCAGTGTCAAGAGGAGTTGCTATAGGCGCCATAGAAGGACTTACTGGCGGTTTGGCAGGTAAAGCTGCAACAGGAGCAAGAAGAGCCGTTAGATCGTTTGATAGAGCTACAGGCGCAACCGCTGGTGTTGGAGTTGAAGCTGTAGGTGGTGGTTTAGGTGAAGTAGCAGGTAGAGTAGCTGCAGGGCAAGAAATGGACATAGCTGAAATAGGTTTTGAAGCTATAGGTGGTACAGCCACAGCACCTTTAACTATAGGTGGTGCATTAGCACAAAAACAAGGTCAATATACTATTAATGGCCAAAAATATACTGGTAATGAATTTATTAAAAAATTAAATACATTATCACCTGAAACAATACGTAAAAGCATATCTAAAATAAAAGTAGAAAATGACGCTGAGGTATCAAAAATACTAGATGGTAAATTTCAAGACGCTGTATACGATGCGCAAATAGATGCCAAAGTAAAAGATTCAAACGATAGAAAACAAATAGTAAAGTTAGAAAAAGAGTTTGCTCAAATCAAAGATCAAACCAGTGTATCAGGTAATATAAAAGCAACAGAAATAAGAAATGAAATAAAAAACATACTAGGTAAGTATGGTAAGTATTATGGTAACACCGCTGATATGATATTACAAGGTGGTATCAACGTTCACAAAGCAGTTAACTTATCTGATAATCTAGCTAAAACAAAAGCCTTTGCTAACTTACTGAACATAGACTATAAAGAGTTTGACACAAATGATGAGTACAATAGCTTTATAGATGAGTACAATAGTAAGAATAATACTTCACTAAGAAAAGATGATGAAGGCCAAATACTACAAAACACAGAAACAGGCGAACAAACAATATTAATAAATAAAGAAGTAGCAGCACGAAGTGATCAGTTTACCGTTGGTCAACATGAATTATTACATGGTTTACTTTATCAAACTTTAAAAAACAACGATGAGACCGCTATAAACTTAGGTAAAGAACTTGAAAAGTATTTAGGAACTATAAACTTAGAGACTATAAATAATAGTAAATTCAAGAGAAGATTAAAGATGTATCGCAACGCTGCAAAAAAAGGTGATATATCACAAGCTGAAAGATTTGAAGAGGCTATAACATTAACTTCTGAAGCTATGGCTAACAACGAGTTAAAATACGATCAAACTATACTTGATAAAATAGCAGACGCCATAAGACAGTTTTTACAAAAACACTTTAACGCTAACATGGAATTAAATAGCGGTAAAGATGTATTTAATTTTATTAAAGATTATAATAAAAGCTTTGAAAGTGGTGTCTTATCAAAAACTTTTGGTAGGTTATCATCAGAGGGTTTAAGAGGTAAACTAGTAAGTGATCCGGTATTTAAAACAACAGATTCAATTATTTCTAAAAATAAAATAGCAGATTATAACGTTGATGACGCAACAAGAAAAAATAGAGTTAATCAACTTGAAGCAACACTTGATATTGACGAAGCTGTTAGACAAGCAATACCATATTATTTACCTAAAATTGAAGCTGTTGTTAATCAAAGAAGAGACTACAGTTTCTCAGATCTAGATAAATACGAAATAGCTGAAGAGAAAAAAGATATAATACAACAAACGGTATATAATTTAATGCTGCATGGTAATGCATTTAAAAGAGAAAAGTTTCCAAACCAAGACTTTGATGGTTATATGAACTCATACGTGGTTAATAAATTTGGTACAGCTGTACAAACATTAGAAAGAAAAGAGAAAAAAGCAACTGAAGCTCAAGAAAGAAAAGCAAAACAACAAAGCGAAACTTTACAAAACTTAAGTAATGAAGCTACAGCTACAATGACAGACATGTTTGAATTAGGCTCAACAGAGCAAAAGAAATTAAACGAAGCGGTAAAAAAATCAGTTGATGTTGTTTTAAAAGATATGACCATTGGTGTAAAGCCAAAAAGATCAAAGCTTGACTTGCAAAACACATTTAGAAAGGTTTTAAATAAAGAAATAAAAAAGACTATAAAGAAAAAGCCAGTTTATCAAGCTTGGTTAAAGAAAAACTTTCCAACGTTTTTTAATGATGTTAACGTTGAAACGTTAAACAAAAGATTTAGAGGCGATAAAAGTAATCCTGATTTATTTGTTAAACCTACAGGAAAAAGATATTCAAGAACAGCAACATCACAACCTCAGAAGTTTGAGAAACAACCTTTAGCTCAAGTAATGAAAGGTTTAGACAGTTATTTTATAGATGTATCAGCTCAAAATGTAAACAACAGAAAAGATAAAATAGTAGAAGAAATGTCTAACTATATGGCATTTGAAGCTGCAAGAAAAATTACATCATCACCTGATATATTTACAATTATAGATGAGCTAGGCATTACAAAGCTAGATGAGATTAATGAGCAAAGAGTTGAAGCTATAGTAAAAGATACTAGAGATGTAACAAACATCAGGACAAAACTTAAAATGGCTGACCTAACGCCTGATATTAAAAAGAAATATCAAGACAAAGTTATTCAAACGTTTATGAAATACCAGCCAATTGATATGACGGGTAATGTTTCAGAGATATATTTAGCACAAAAAAAGCAAATGTTAGCAACTATACCTGAGAAAGATAGGGCTGACGTTGAGGCTTTTATGAACAACAGAGAGTATATGATAGCAAAGCCTCAAACAGGTTTGTTTGTAACGAATATTAAAAACAGTCACGATAAAAATGTTTTAGACGAGTTGTATAGAGAAGATGGAGCAACAGCACCAACAACAGAAGAGCAAGTAAAACAAACAACTAATCACGCTATTAAAGTTATTAAAAGCATACCGCCAAAAACACTAAAACAAATACTTGGTAGCGATCTTACACTAGAAAGTTTAACTTTTGTTGGTTTGAAAGATACTAACATGAGTATAGATAATTTACGTTGGACGCTAGATGTTAATAAGAAAAAAATAAGTGAAGATGAGGTGTATACACCAGAGATACAAACAGATAGACCTTACAAATATGGATCAAACGCTAATCCTCACCTTCTTAGAGCTATGGATGCACTACATGAGCAAATAGCTAAAGCAGATGAAACAAACGCTAAGCCAGATAAACTATGGGATAGCTTAGGCATTGATGAAAAATGGAACTTCAAAGACTATGCGCCTATAAACAAGACAAGTGGGTTAATTGCAAAAATATCAAAAGACCTAGCGTCAGACTCAAATAATAATCAACAAGAGATAATAGATAAATATAAGCCAGACATTTTAATAGCAAATGCAAACAACCCAAAGGTACAAGCTTACATGCAATTTAAATTTGCTGACGCATATAAAAAATCTAAAGCTGTTGAGCAAGTTGATGATAACGGCGAGGTAATAAAAAGAGAAATTGATAAAGCATCAAACATAAGATTACTACAAGGAACAACAAACGCTACAGCGTCTTTTGTGAAGGCCTTGGCTAAAATAAAATACATACACGTGTTAAATGGTGAAGCTCAATTGGCGCCGACATCTAGTAGTTTGTGGGGTTATTTAGAGCATTTAAAAGAAAACGCAAATAGTTTAATAGATTTTAACAAAATAAACCTTGATTATGTTAATGGCAAAATAACAGAAAAAGAATACATGTCAAAAGCTCTTGACTTAGCTAATGAGATGGAAATAAGCTATAATGACACTGATTTATCTGTAAATCAATTAGATAAAAACTTTAATAAAAATTTAGGCCAAGGAGATTTTAAACTTAGAGCTTTACCTCCTAAAGATTTAGATAACCTTATAAACATTGAAACTGGAAAGTCAGCTAATTTAGAGTTAGCAGAAAAAATGTTTGCGATGGAAGAGAATAACAAACTGATGATTAGAAGTGCTACAACAGCTAAAACAAAAATGGCTCTTCCTTCTGAGCAAATGAAAAGATTTAAAAAATACGACAAAGCTTTACAAATGGCTAATCGTTTAAATCCACCTAAAAAAGGTATCAGTATATTAGACTTTGATGACACATTAGCTAAAACTAAATCTAATGTACTTTATACGCTTCCTGACGGTACAAAAGGAAAAATTAACGCAACAGAGTTTGCAGAAAAAGCTAGTGCCCTAGAAAAAGCAGGAGCAAAGTTTGATTTTAGTGAATTTAGTGAAGTTAAAAGAGGTAAGAAAGGACCGTTTTTTAACAAAGCAAAAGAGTTGCAGGCTAAGTATGGCAATAAAGATATGTTTATATTAACAGCAAGGCCACAAAACGCTGCACCTGCAATACAAAAATTCTTAAAAGCTATAGGGTTAAATATAAAACTTGAAAACATTGTAGGTTTAGAAGATGGTAGACCAGAAGCTAAAGCAGAGTTTATAGTTGATAAAGCAGCTGAAGGTTATAATGACTTTTTATTTGCTGACGACGCGATTAAAAATGTTGATGCTGTTAACGAGGTTTTAGAAAGTCTAGATATTAAAGGTAAAGTATACCAAGTAAAACAAAATTTTAGACAAGACTTAGATAAGAAATTTAATAAAATAATAGCTGCTAATAAAGGCATTGATCCTAACGCTACGTTTTCTGAAGCCGCAGCTAAAGTACGTGGTGCACAATCAGATAAATTTTGGTCAAGATTATTTGTGCCGCCATCAGCTGAAGACTTTAAAGGCTTGTTATATATGCTAGCGGGCAAAGGCAAAATAGGAGAAACACAAATGGCTTTTCTTGAAGAGTCGTTAATAAAACCATTTGCTAAGGCGTATAGAGATATGGACGCTGCAAAAGAAAAAATATCTTCACAGTATAAACAACTAACAACAGAATATAAAGATGTTAAGAAAAAGTTACTAACAGCAACGGGTTATAACAACTTTACTTTTGATCAAGCTATAAGGGTTTATACTATGTCTAAAAATGGCATTGAGATACCTGGTATATCAAAAAGAGATAAAGAAGCTTTGATTAAAATAGTTAAAGCAGATCCAGATTTAGTTCAGTTTTCTGATAAGCTATCTGCTATAACGGGTTTACAAGAAGGTTACGTTGTACCTACTGATGTAAACTGGTTAGCATCTACTATAGAAATGGACATGAAAGCTATAAACAATAGCGTTAAAAGGCCTGATTATTTAGCTGAGTGGATAGAAAGTAAAAACATAATATTCTCTGAAAAGAATTTAAATAAAATTGAAGCTTTATATGGTACATCTTATAGAAGCGCATTAGAAGATATATTATACAGAATGGAAACTGGTAGCAATAGAAAAACTGGCCAAAGTAAACTTGTAAATGATTTTACAGACTGGATAAACAACGCTACAGGTAATATAATGTTCTTAAACGTAAGATCTGCTATATTACAGACTATATCTTTTACAAACTTTATAAACTGGAGTGATAATAACCCAATAAAATATGCGGCAGCTGTAGCAAATTTCCCACAGTTTGCAAAAGATTTTGCTATGATATGGAACTCTGATTTTTTAAAGCAAAGAAGAAAAGGACTACAAACTGATGTTAGCGCAGCTGAAATAGTAAATCAAGCCGCTAATTCAAAAAACAAAGTTGGAGCGATGATAAGTTACATACTTGGTAAGGGTTATCTACCAACTCAAATGGGTGATAGTTTTGCAATATGTATGGGTGGCGCTGGCTTATATAGAAATAGGGTTAACACTTACTTAAAACAAGGACTAAGCCAAGTTGAAGCAGAAACTAAAGCGTTTGATGATTTTAGAGAAACATCAGAAGATGCTCAGCAATCAGCAAGACCAGATAAAATATCACAACAACAAGCTGGTCCACTTGGTAGGTTTATATTAGCTTTTCAAAACACGCCAATGCAATATACACGTATGATAAAGAAAGCTGCACTAGATTTAGCTAATGGCAGAGGAGATGCTAAGACAAATATATCCAAGATAGTTTATTATGGCGCTATGCAAAACCTCATATTCTCGTCGTTACAAAATGCTTTATTTGCACTTGCATTTGACGATGAAGAAGAAGAAAAGACTAAAGAACGTTATGCTAGAATAGCTAATAACATGGGAGATACTATATTAAGAGGTACTGGTATTTATGGTGCTGCAGCCTCAACACTAAAAAATATAGCCTTAGAATTTGTAGATCAAAATAAAAAAGGATATAGAGCTGATCATGCGTATACACTTATAGAAGGAATAAACTTATCTCCACCTATTGGTAGTAAAGCTAGAAAATTATATGCAGCAACCCAAGCGGTAAAATTTAACCAAGATGAAATAATAAATAAAGGTTTTCACATAGATAATCCAATTTACGATGCTGTTGGTAATACTGTATCTTTCGCTACAAATATACCTTTAGATAGAGCTTTAAGAATAACTGACAACACAAGAGCCGCTTTAGATAAAAATAACCAAGCTTGGCAAAGAATAGCTTTAGCGTTAGGTTGGAATAAGTGGGACGTTGGTATTGAAAGAGAAGGTAGTAAGAAGAAAAAACAACAAGGTGGTATTAAACTATACTAAACACAAGTAATAATTAAATATGGCAATTAACAAGAATCAGACAACCAAGGAGCTTTTAAAATTAGTTGAGTATCAAATAGAACAGATATTTAATGAATTACAAAAGCTAAAAGAAGACAATCAAGTAGCGCATGAGGACGTGAAGGATGATCTTAGATTTATTAAAAACAACCTCTTTGATCCAAAAGAAGGTGTCTGGGCAGAAGTTAAGCAAAATTCAAATTTTAGAAATGAAACTGTTAAGTGGAGAAATGCGTTAGGTTTAGGATTTTTTGGCTTAATAGGTAAACATATATATGACTTTTTTAAATCACTCTCATAATGAAACAAATAGAAGAATTAGGCGATAAAACAATTGGTATTGATATTGATGGCGATAAAAAGCCAGACTTTAAAATCGATGTAAAAAGTATAGCAATAGTTATAGGTTTTATTATCTCTGGTACTATGGGTTACAATAATCTTAAACAAGAAATAGAATTAGCTAAAGAGCTACCTACTTATGAAGTAAAAGAAACATCTGATGGTTTACTATTAAAACAAAAAGTCACATACTTAGAAAAAGAAATAGAAAAACTTGAAGATAAAGTTAACGATTTAGAAAACAAAGTATATAAAAGATAATTAACATAAAACTATGGCAAAAATTAGCGAAGATACAGAGGTAAAATTAGATCTTAAAACAATTGGTTTATTAGTCGGTGGTGTAATATCACTTGCTAGTATGTGGTTTACTCTACAAGGAGAAATACAAGAAATGAACAGCAAGATAGAAAATATTGGTAGTGAAGAGTTTGTTCAAAAAATGGAGTTTCAACTAAAAGACGAGCTTGTAAGATCAACTATTATACAAATAGAAAAATCAACTGAGGTTTTAAAAGAAGATATTTTAGATAATAAAGAATCAATAAAGGAGTTAGAAGATAAAGTTTATAAAAGATGAAAAATTTAATAATAATACTATTTATGCTTTTTGGCTTTAGCGCTAGCGCTCAAGACGTTACTGTTATACACTTTAATTATAAGTGGAATGATAGAAACAGTTATAATATTAGAGGGCTTAAAAACGCTAAGCTTCAATATGCTTGGTTAGAAGAGCAACCTGAAAGTGTTAAAAGTGGAATAAAGACTGTTCCTGTTGTTGTTATTTTAAAAAATGGTAAAGTAAAAGGGCAGTTTGCTGCTGATTTATCATTTGAAATAAAAGCTACAAGAGAGGAAATACAAGACTTTATAAATAAAGTTGTAGAAGATAAATAAATAAAGCATGATAAGTAAACATATTAGTATGCGCGAAGGTGTGTATAGCATAACCGCTACACGACTTGGCCTAGAAAACAAACCAACTGAAGAGCACCTTAACAACATGAAGTTGTTAGCAACAAAAGTATTTGAACCTTTAAGAGAGTGGGTTGGTGGTCCTATAAAAATAAATTCATTTTATCGTGGACCAGAATTAAATAAAGCAATTGGCGGAAGTAATAAGTCACAACATTGTCACGGACAAGCGGTTGATATAGACGACACGTATGGGCACAAGACTAACGCTGAGATGTTTAACTATATAAAAGATAATTTAGAGTTTGATCAGATGATCTGGGAGTTTGGTGACAACAAAAACCCAAACTGGGTACATGTAAGTTACGTTAATCCAGGTGAAAACAGAAATAGATGCTTAGTAGCATTTAGAAAAGATGGTAGAACTCAGTACGCAAATTACGCAGCTTGATCAACTGGAAAGATTTAAAGCCTGAAGACAAGGTAATTAGAATAATATTTTTTTTACAGAGCGCCTGGTTAGTGGCTATTTTGATATTACATTACATTTTTAACATTTGGCAATGACAGATAAACAAAGAGACATGGGAAGACTTATTACATTAATAATGCTTATTAGTATATTGCTTATAGGCGTGTTATCTAGTTGCACTCCGATGTTATATAATAACAATAGAGTTATGGTTACTCATGTGTTGGCATTAACTGAAATGGGTGATACCGTTAAAATAAGAATACAAGATATACAACCACAACGAATGTATAATGTAGTTGGTTATGACTTTGTAAGGTGGCAAGATAATAGATATTACGTGCCGCATTATGATCGCCACTATGATTATAGATATTATGATAGTAGGTGGAGATACCATGGTAGCCCAAAAGGTAATTATGGTTACATAACACCAAACCCAAACGTAAACAATAGCCCACCAATATCTGTAGGTGGTAGTCAAACAACTGGAGGTGGTGGCGCTCCTGTAGCAAGTAATCCTGTTACTTCAACTGGTGGAGGTAAAAAATTTAATTAATTATGGCGATAAGAAAAACTACAAAGGGTAAAAACAGAAACTTTAGAACAACTAAAGAAGGCGCTGGTATGACTAAAAAAGGCGTTAAAGCGTATAGACGTAAAAATCCTGGTAGTAAATTAAAAACAGCTGTTACTGGCAAAGTCAAAAAAGGCAGTAAAGCTTGGAAAAGAAGAAAATCGTTTTGTGCAAGGTCAAAAGGCTGGACTGGTGAAAGAGGTCGAGCTGCTAGACGTAGATGGAAATGTTAATATGAAATCAAGAGGATTAGGAGATAGTATACATAAGTTCACAACTAAAACCGGTATCAAGTCAGTAGTTGACAGGGTATCAAAGGGCTTGAATATACCTTGTGGTTGCGAGGCAAGAAGAAACGCATTAAATAATTTAGTGCCTTATGGTAAAGAGTTTAAATTAAAACGAAAATAATATGCCAGGTAAACGTAAAAAGTTAACAGCTAATCAAAAAAGAATAGCAAGGATGGCTCCGCCTTTTAACAAAATAACAGGAGCAGATTTTAAAATGCTTAAAAGAAAAAAATATGGGAAAAATTAGTCCAGCATGCAAGGCTGCAGCAAAAAGAAAATTTAAGGTATGGCCTAGTGCTTATGCTTCAGGTTGGGGTGTAAGATGTACTAAAGCAGGTGGTCCAGGTAGATTTGGTGGGGGTAAAAAGAAAAAGTAATGTGGGCTTTATTTAAAGATAAAAATGATATAAATGAAAAAAACTTAGTTGGTTTTATTTCATTTGTAGTTATGGTATGTTTTGCTGTAGCAGACTTAATGACAAGTCTTATAGCAGATAAAGATCTTATTATTAACGAGGTAGTCTATAACTCATTTGTGTGGGTTACATTAGGTTGCTTTGGTATTAGTTCATTTGAGAAAATTAAAAAATAAATATTATGGGTTATAAAAGTGCAGCTCAACGTAAAGCAGTTTGGGCAAGTAAAAAAGATGGCGGCAAGGGTAATCCTAACCGTAAGAAAAAAACTAAATCAAGAGCTAAAAGAAGAAAGAAGAGGTAATGAAAAAAGATAAAAAATTTAAACCGCATAAAATGTACTGCAAAGATGGTAGTATTAAAAACGCTAAGACTTTTGCTATGCACTTGTCTTTAAAGAAAAAAGGTTGTGGTCACACGCCAATAAAAAAGAAGTAATGGCTAAAGCGTATAGAGGAGTTTTAAAAGCTCGTATAAATAAACTATACGGTGGTGATGTTACTTGTAGTAAAGTTAAAAAGTTAAAGTCTCGTAAAGATGCTACTAAACGAGATGTTCAATTAGCTAACTGGTTTATTAATATGCAAAGTTGTGGTCATGGTAAAAAGTAAAAAGAAAAAAGGTAGATGTTGGCCAGGTTACGCTCCTGTAAAAGGTAAAAAGCCATATTCACCAGGTAGCTGTAAAAAAATTAAAAAGTAATGCCAAGAAGTAAAGTAAAAGGCGGTGGAACTAAAAAAGTATGCTTACCAGCTGCTAAGGTTAGATCTATGAGTAAAGCTGAAAGAGCTAAAGTTGTAAGGGCTAAACGTAAAGCCGCTAAAGGTGGTGGATATAGAAGATCTAGTAAATCTAATGTTAAAGGCGCTAGAAAAAAAGGTGCTACATTACGTGATTGGTTCCAAAAAGAAAATTGGGTTCAAGTCAGTAATCCAAGTAAAAAATGTGGTGAAAAATAAATTATAAGTTATGGGATACAAAAGCGCAGCTCAGCGTAAAGCGGTTTGGGCAAGTAAAAAAGACGGTGGTAAAGGTAATCCTAACCGCAAGAAAAAAAGAGTTAAACGTAAAAAAAGATAATTATGCCTGGTAAACACAAAAAACTAACAGCTAAACAAATGAAAATAGCTAGGATGGCACCTCCTTACAATAAAATAACAGGTGCAGACTTTAAAAAGTTAAAGAAGAAAAAGAAATACTAATGGCTAGAAAAAGAAAACCAGACGTTCGTAAAACTACTAAAGGTAAAAATAGAAACTTTAGGACAGTTAAAGAAGGTGCTGGTATGACTAAAAAAGGTGTCGCTGCTTATAGGCGAAAAAACCCTGGTAGTAAATTAAAAACAGCTGTAACAGGTAAAGTAAAACCTGGTAGTAAAGCTGCTAAACGTAGAAAATCATTTTGCGCTAGATCAAAAAGCTGGACAAGCGAAAGAGGTAAAGCTGCTAGACGTAGATGGAAATGTTAATATTATGAAATCAAGAGGATTAGGAGACACAATACATAAATTCACAACGGCAACTGGTATCAAGACGATTGTTGATAAAGTTTCAGAAGGTTTAAATATACCTTGTGGTTGTGAAGCAAGAAGGCAAGCTTTAAATAGAGCCGTGCCTTACAAAATGAAAAAAAAATGAAAAGCAAATACGACGCTAGTAAATATGAACAATATATAATAAAAGCTTTTTTAGTTTTTATTTGTATCGTGATGATGTTATTAATGTATGCTTGCTCACCACATTATTACAAAGGTAGTGACAAACCAATAATAACACATGTTCTAGCTTTGAATAGCGAAGGTGATACATTAAAAATACCTATAAACGATATTAAACCAAACGTGATATATAACGTAGTAGGTTATGATTGGTATCGGCTAAGACCTGGTTATTATAATAGATGGGCAGAACCATATTATCACCCACATTTATATAAACACCATAAACCAATAAGTGTTGGTAATATTAATTATAATAATAACAATAATAACAATAATACAAATTCTCCGGCGATCAAACCGGCAGGATCAGTAACACCACCATCAACACCGGTTAACCCAAGAAAAAGAAATTAATAAAAATAAAAAATTATGCCTAGAATACACACAATAGTAACGGATACAACAGTTCAGGATGTTGACATACTTGTTGGGTCTGATGGAGATTCAACTAAAGGCAACGTCACAAGAAACTATACTGTAGGATCGTTAAAAAAACATATACTTACAACTGGTATTGACGGAAGTTTTTCTGGTAATCTAACAGTTGGTGGTAACACGACAATATCTGGTAACTTATCTGTAGTTGGCAATGCGACTATAGATGGTAATTTAACGTTTGGTAATGCTGATACTGATACAGTAGCTTTTGGAGCTGATATAGTTTCTAATATAATACCTGACGTAACTGATACATATAACTTAGGAACATCTTCTAAAGAGTGGAAAAATATACATTTATCCGGAACAGCTAGGGTTGGTGGTATATTATTAAACGGAGCTAATAATGAAATATCTGGTGCTGGTGAAATTTATGGCTATAAATTTATTGATAGCCAAGATAGTCAATACTTTATAGATCCAAACGCTGCAACATCAATTAATGTTGTTGGTAAAATTCAAGGTGGATCAATGAATTTAGGTAATATCAATATAAATACTAGCGCTGGAGAAATATCAGGTGTTACGGATATATACGCACAAAAAATATATGACAGTAATGATAACAATTACTTTTTAGATCCTACCGCTGGCATATCATTAAAGGTAAAAGGTAATATACAATTAGGTGATTCAGCAGCAGAAACTAATGCGGAAATAACTTCATATGGTGATTTAATATTAAAAGCTGATATTGATGCTGATGGTGGACAATGTTTAACAACGTACAAAACTAGATTTAATCAAGTAGGTGGTACTGACATACAGTTTAATGTAAATCAGTCTGGATGGTGTGGCGGTACTTTTGTTAGATCAGCATTTAATGATATACAAGTTGGTGATGTAGTGCACGGTTTAAATGCTGTTGGTCCTTCTGGTCAAACTAATGGAGCTGCAAGTAGAGCTATTACTCAAATAATAGGTTTTCAAAATAATAGTAGTCAGAGTGTTGACGCTGCTGATGCTGTAAAATTTGTTGTAAGAACAGGTGGTCCAGTTTATTATGACGCTAGTCAGTCACTAACCGTTTTAGGATCTGGTGTTGCATTTAATCTTTCAGGTAGTAAAAATATAAAGTTCTTTTCAGGAGCTTCAGAAATTGCTAGCATTAACAAAGATGGTAAATTAACTGTTGAAGAAATAGCCGCAGGAAACATAGTCGCTACTGGAACTGTAGTAGCTAACAATACTGATACTATAAATGGTATTAATATAAATAATACTAATCAAGAAATGTCTGGTATTGGTGAAATTTATGCTTATAAGTTTGTAGACTCACAAACTGGTAACCACTATGTAGATCCAGGTAATTCAAATGTATCTGCTGTTTTTGCAGGTAAAATAAGAATGGTTGTTCCTACTTTTGCTGATGATAGTGCGGCTGGTTCAGGTGGATTAGTTGCTGGTGATGTTTACAAAACATCAGGTGGTGATTTAAAAATTAAACTATAAAATTATGTGGAAATTATTTGAAGATAAAAATAATATTAACGAAAAGAATATTATAGGTTTTGCATCGTTTATAGTAATGGTGTTATTTGCTGTAGCTGACTTATTAACAAGTTTAATAGCAGATAAAGATCTTATTATAAATGAAGTTGTTTACAACTCATTTGTATGGGTTACACTTGGTTGCTTTGGCATATCAGCTGTAGAAAAAATAAAGAAATAAAAAAAGGGGCTTTCGCCCCTTTAATTATTTTGGATCCCACCTAACCCTCATTTCCTCACGCGCGCTTCTTCCAAAATTTTATCCGTCACAACTCATACAGTCTTCACTCATAGCTTGTTCAGCTATATCTCCTCTCAATACTGACTCAGTACGCATATAATACAAAGTCTTAATGCCTTTTTTCCAAGCTTCTAAATGAACTTTATTAATCCATTTAGGATCTGCTTGTGAAGGAAAAGCTAAATTTAAACTAACAGCTTGATCTATATATTGTTGCCGTATACCAGCTTGATTAACAAGCTCTAGCTGATTTATTTCCTTGAAAGTTTTGAATACTTCTTTGATTGGTATGTCGTGATCTCCCAACGTAATTTTCTCTAATTGTTTGATACCTTGTATTGAACCACCGTCTGCTAAAATTTTGTCCCATATTTTTTCAGTATTTAAATTATGTTTTTCTAAAACTTCTACTAACGTAGGATTTTTACGTATGAAAGTACCTTTTGCACTTTGGTCTGTAAATACATTAGCTGCCCACGGCTCAATACCTGGCGAAATATTTCCAGCCAGCTTACTATTGCTAACAGTAGGAGCAATGGCACGCAAATGAGTATTACGAAAACCAGTTCCAACACACCATAGAGGTTCTCCATATGTTTCTGCCAAAGCCATGCTAGCTCTTTCACTTTCAATTTTAATTTGACTAAATATTCTTCTTGTTTCATATTGTGCTAATAATCCTTCAAAAGGTAATCCTTTTTGTTGTAAATATGTATGCCAGCCTAAAACTCCTAGCCCAAGAGCTCTGCCTTTTTCAGCAGATCTTATTGCGTTTTCAAAACCTCTTCTGTTTTTTGCTTTCTGTATAAATTCCTCTAAAACACCATCTAAAAACCAAACACTGTCGTATATCAAGTTTGAGTCTTTCCACTCATGATACTTAGCTAAATTTAAACTAGATAAGCAACATACGAAGCTATGATTTTCATCCGTGTGTAACACGATCTCTGAACATATGTTTGTCATAAACACTTTCAGAGCATTATCCTTATACATGCTAGGGTTTTGTTTATTTACATTACCTTTGAACATTATATAAGGTTCACCAGTTGCTTTACGTTTCTGTAGTAATTTACCCCATTTACGTCTTGCAACTTTATCACCGTCTCTAAGTTTACGCATAAACTTATCACCGATTATAGTACATTGATGTAGGTTTAATGATTGTCTATTAACATCGCCTTTTGGCTCTCTTATTTCTAACCAGTCTTCCCAGTCTTTGTGATCTATATTTAAGTTAACTGATGCAGCGCCTCTACGTACAGCTCCTTGATTAGTAGCTAATATTGTAGAGTCGTATATTTTACAAAAAGGTACAACACCATCTGATGTGCCATTCATTGTAATATTTGCGCCAGCTGGCCTGATCATATTTAAACCAACACCAACTCCACCACCGTGCTTAGCTAATAACATCATCTCTAGATTTTTCTGTCCTATATCTAATATACTATCTGCAACATCGATACCGAAGCAAGATATTGGTAATCCTCTTTCAGTGCCTGTGTTTGATAACACTGGAGAGGCTAGACAAAGCCAACCTTTCCAAATGTAATCAAAAAATATATCAGCCATTTCTGGCTTGTTTAAACGTCTTGCTACTGTTGTAGCTACACGTTGATATGCTTCACGTGGTGTTTCACCATTATATAGGTAACCACCAGTTATAGTTTTTTTATAAACATCTGCGTCTGCCCACTCTGGGTAATCAACGCCTTTCTTCCATCTATTACTCCACATATTATCCTATTAAATGTTTTGTCCAAGCTACTAAACCATTGATGTTTAGCACTACTAAATTCCATTGTTTTCTAGTTGCAACTTGTATTAACACACAGCAAAAGCCAGCTATGTACAATTTAGGTTCTAATGTCCAATGTGCTGCTAATAAACAGCCAGCTCCAAAATAACCTACTCTACTAGCTAGTCTTTCACCTGGTGTTAACTTTCTAGTTCTTACTAATAATTCTAATATTTTTCTATTCATTTACCAGATATTTTCGAAATCTTCTCCCTCATTTGCTTTGCTGTAGTCGGTCGGCCTGATAGCAAAAAAATCGGTATGAGTATGCCCACCAGTAAGATGATAAAACCAATCCAAGTTTTTTGCGGCTTCTTTGTCGTAGCTAAATTCTTTTGAGAGTTCTTTGTATCCGAGCTCCACAAGCTTTTCATTTAGTCTTTTCTTTATAAACTGTTTAAGATCATAAGACTTCAACCCTTCAATATCACCAGCCTCAAACATCTTATCTATGTATTTCATTTCAGCATCATGCATTGTATGTGCTGCATCTATAATATGTAGCTTGCAAGTTTCTTTTAAAAAGTCTTTTTCTTCGCACATATGTCTAAATAATCTACATCCCATGCGTGAATGTAGTGATTCGTCTCTTACAGACCATTTCATCTGTTGCCCGATACCCTTAAGTAAATTCCGTAACTGAAAGCTGTAAAGCACGGCAAAAGCAGAGTATAAAGAAACTCCTTCTGCGAAAGCAGAAAAAATAGCCAATGATCTACCAATTTCAGTAGGGTCGGTGCCATTATATGAAACGAGATTATCAAAACGCTCAGCCGTAGCTGGCTCATGTAAAAACGCCTCAAAGTTTTCAAGTCCAAGTGTTTCATTTAAATAACTATAAGCTACAGCATGTATTGTTTCTTGTGAGCCGAACATCATAGCCATCTGCTGTATTTCATGTTTAGGAAACCACGATACGACTTTCTGAGTCCAATAGTCAGACACCGCACACTCAGTTTGTGCAAAACCTAATAATATATTTCCTACTAAATTTTTCTCTGCATCTGTTAGTTTTTCGTTCCAGTCTTTAACATCACCTGACATAGGTATTTCAGTATGTAACCAAAAAGCCTGAGCTTGTTTTAACCAGCCCTCAGTGTAATATTCTGGATATTCAAAAGGTTTGTAAGGTATTCTCTCTGTAAATAATCCCATATTTTTTTAATATTGTAATGTTAAACAAATGTCAAATACGAACACGTAAAAAACGTGATCTACTTTATTATTATCTACGTCTGGATAATTTCTATATCCAAACAAAAAGCCTTCAAAAAGGCCAAAGCTTAATTCCCATCTTTTCATATTATCTACCTTGTCCACGGTAAGCAGTGCCTGAATAATACTTACCTGTTTTTTGTTTTGTGTGTCTATTTTTAGAGTGTATGCCAGGTCTTTTCTTTTTAGCTTTTTTTCTATAAGCTACTAAATTTAATTTTCTAGCCATGTTTTAATATAAGTTTAACCGTTTCGTCGCACTCTTTTTGGTTTTGAGGTTTGTATAAAATAGAGTTTAAATTATGCTCAGCATAGTGTTTAAATAATTTCCAACGCATTGGAAAAGATTCATTTGCTCTGCCTTTAGTTTCTATTATAAAACCTTTACCTATAAAATCTGGTGTATACTTAATTGGTAATATTTTTTTATTACCTCTATCTTTATAATCACCTTTACCATTAGCACATCTTTCATAACAAGTTTTGTTTAATTCAAAACCTTGAAATATTGTATATGTGCTACCTTCATAAGCAGCGTCAATACCTGCTTTTTTAAGAGCTTTATACATATAAGCCTCTAAATTACTAGCAAACTTAATCCCGTCGATAGTAATTGATTTACTAACGACAGGACCTCGTTTTTTTCTCCTAATCTTTCTTCTCATCTTCAATACATCTTTTAGCAGCTTCGATATACAATAATGCATCCATTATCTCTTCTTGTACATCTGTTAAAAACATAAGTAAGTCTTTCTTACCAGTCTCTATTTCGTTTTGCATTGTTTGACCATATTTTTTTTGGCCAATAATGCTACGATCGTCCATCTTCCTTAGTACAGCTTGTACTATCTTATCTTCTGTTTTAATCTGCATCTTTAACAAATGTTCCGTTAACCATTTTGCCTGTACGTTTTGATATTACATTGTATGCCTCTGCAATACATGTTTCAATGTGTACATTGTTTAAATGTGCTAAGTTAGTTAATACTACAACCATATCACCAATAGCATCAATTACTTCTGCTTGGTCTTTTTCTAGTGTAGCTTTAGCTAGCTCACCCATTTCTTCTTGTAGTTTGATTAATTGAGTTTTTGCATCACCTTCGTCATATAAGCCTCTTTCATCAGCCCATTGTCTAATGTTTTCAAACATTTTTAAAGGTTTTTTAGAGCATTTAACAGGTTTTTTAATATCAAAAATATCTGCATCCTTTAAAAACACTGAGAAAGCTTTATTGTATATATAAGATCTGTCATTGTTAAACATGGACGTTTTTACATTTTTCATTATCCAGTCTATAGTACGTGGAGTAATTTCAAAATTGCCATGTTCTGTTGTCCATTCATAGCCGATCATATCAAATAATCTACCTTTTAATTTATCTACTGGACAAGGGAAAGTAGTGGTTTGTTCAGTTACGTTTAAGTCCATCATAATTTTTCTATTTAATTTTCTATACGGTACCATATCTACTCGGTAACCATATTCTCTTTGTAATATTCTCTCTTTATCTGATATATAATCAACATCAGAAGAGCTTTCTAATATTTCATATTCACCTGGACCATAACCTTGCTGAACTGTGACCCGGTTATTAAGATCACAGGTAACACCGATTTTTTTACCAGGAATATGATAAATATAATACATCATAATTTATCGTTATATATATGCATGTTATGTGCGTGATGGTAATACCATCCGACGTCAATAGACAGTCTATCTGCAACAAGTTTTTGTAACATACTGAAACAGTATTGATCGTTACAGAAACCGTACCAGATGTCGTTAGAACGCATATAAACAGACATATTTAGTTTATCATCAAGTATTGTAAATTGAACAGCATACGTACAAGGGGTATCTTTCTTGTATTGGTCATGCTCTTTACAATCATATATACTAATCGCTGCGTGTCTAGTTTCTTTATGTTTTCTTAGCTTTTTAATAACATACTCTAGTTGGTTATTACGTTGCCATTGCCAACCATAATTACTATTAACTAAACCTTTACGATTAGCCATTTTTACCCATATTGGTGGTATTTTACCATATATAGCACCTAGTTTTCTAATACTATTATTACCTGATAAATACCATTGCCACTCAGCTTCTGCATACTCATATTTCCAGTCTCTAAACTTATTATGTATATGATTATCTAATG